TTACCATCAACGGGAAAAAAAATAAAATATAGACCATTCCTTGTAAGAGAGGAGAAAATTTTAATTCTTGCATTAGAAAGTCAAGACACAAAGCAGATTACAAATGCAATCAAATCTACTTTAAAGTCTTGTATACTAACCAGAGGAATTAAAGTTGAAGAACTTCCCACATTTGACATTGAATATATCTTCTTGAATATACGTGGTAAATCAGTGGGTGAATCTGTAGATGTTGTGATAACTTGCCCTGATGATGGTGAAACAAAAGTTGAATCACAAATTTTTATTGATGAAATACAAGTTCAGAAGAATGAAAAACATAGTCGTGATATCAAGTTAGATGAAAGTTTAACTTTAAGAATGAAGTATCCATCACTGAGTGAATTTGTTCAAAACAATTTTGATATTGCTAATGTGGATGATATTTCATTTGATGCATCATTAGATATAATTTCCTCTTGTATTGATGTTGTTTATAATGCAGATGAATCTTGGGCAGCTGCTGATTGCACAAAGAAAGAACTCAATGAATGGTTAGAGACCTTAAATTCAAATCAATTTAAAGAAGTTGAAACTTTCTTTGACACTATGCCGAAGTTATCTCACACGATTAAGGTTACAAATCCTAAAACAAAAATTGAAAGTGATGTTACGTTGGAGGGT